AAGGTTGTCTACTACTGTCCTTGAGAATGTTTCTCCAAAAGTATGCTGGAAATGCTCTTCTCCAAAATATGATGATGCGTAGTAGTTAGATCCAAACATATTCTTTAAACATTTGAGATTCCCATATATTTTTTAATATTAGTGTTGTAGAGGTTGGATATTTCAGTAGCGGTGAGAATGTCATTGAATACACTACAATCATCAATCTTTGCACTGGTAAAGGCGTCAGCGGTATATCCAGCGTGGCAAAATAAAGCTGTTTGGTCAGCATAGTATCCTGTACTACCATTACCACTAGCTGCTACTTGAGAAACATAAACTCCATTGATATACAACTTACAATTTGTCCCATCGTAAGTCATTGTCGCCATATACCAAGTTGAAGCCAATATTGCAGTTGCGGCTGTTTCCTGCCATGCAACACCAGACTTTAACCTGAAAGCAAATAGTCCAGTTGTGTTTATACCTAGTCCATAAGCGACACCCACTCCACCTGTTTGGTCTGAAAAAACCGAGATTAGTGGTGGATGGTCTCCTGCAAAAGTAGCAGCATAGGCATTGAACCAGAGATTAATAGAACAGTTACCGCCCGCAATACCAAGATTAGAAGCTGCCGTAAGTTTCTTGGTTGAGTTTGAAGCACCAGTGTCGGCACAATTACTAAACTTTCCAGCATTAAAGGCTACAGTTCCTACATTAGTTAAATCATAGTTATTTGCTGTTTCATCGTTTAAATCTTCTAGTTTCCAATAGGCTCTTAAATTAACATCCCCCCTTAAACTCGTACTCTCTAACTCAGGGTTTAGATTAACTTGTCCATTTAACTTCTTTACTCCTGTTTTGTAGAGGGCGTAGATTTCATCGGAGGTGAGGGCATCGTTGGTGATTAAAACGTCATCAATATAACTACTAGCATACTGAGAACCATCTGAATTTTTTCCTATAGCGAAGGTGTTTGGTGCAGCACTTGAACCATTTCCTGAAGCAGCCTGAATATCTTTTAATTCACCATTTACATATAATCTTAAATTTGTGCCATCATAAGTTCCCACAAGATGATACCAACTGTCAGTTCCAAGTGTAATCGTAAAGTTTGAATTTTGTCCTCCTACTCCATATTTATATCTCTGCCATGTTATTTTTTTAACGCTAGACGTTTGCCAATAAAATAACTGTAAACCGCAATCTGTCGTTGAACCAGTTTGGGAAACATATTGGTAGATTGTATTATCTGCTGTTATTTCTGTACGATTTTTTACCCAGCAACTAAAACTTCCGTTTCCACCATCAATGCCCATATTTTCAGCAAGTGATAAACTTTTGTTTGAATTGGCGGTACCAAAGTCCGCACACCCACCAAATTTTCCAGTTCCCTCACCCACTGTATTGTTATTTGTTAATGTCTTTCCGTTCGGCCCTGAGTCTGTAGTTAAAGCACCTGACTCAAGTCTATAATACGCCTCTAAATTCGCATCCCCTGCCAATGCTGTACTAGCTATCTCTTGACTACCCATATAGACTCCGTTTACCTTCTTTATTTCTTGAGCCATCTTACGTCCTTTCTATTGCATCTAATCCTGGTTTGAATATCATGGTATCTGCGGATAAGGCTATTCCTACAGGGAAAACAACGTCATCTGTTCCAGTTGGGGCAGTCTGGGAAAGAGTGTTACCTGTCGTGGCTGTTACGGTAATGTAAATTAGTCCTCCAACCGTCCAGTTCCAGGTGTCATCTCTGGCTACTCCATATAACAGCCAGTTTCCGGTTCCTGATGTATTAATTAAAGTATCAGCACACATCACCAAGCCAATTCCTGAGGCAATTGCATCTGCATCCACCATAGTTGCTTGACTGCCTGTCCCCACATAACAAACATCACCAAAATTGACACTTCCCGTAGAAACCAACCGCATTTTCATTCCATTGGAGCTGTGATCTGTGGCTGGGGAAACTAAAAATAAATCATTTTCTACATCTGTTATAGTTTTAGCAGTTATATTCATTGCAAATTGATCCCCTGTCGCAATGGTTCTGGTTCCCGATGATTCAGCGTTTCTAGAGATATATAAGGTTCCCGCTGTTGCTTTTCCTACAACTCTTACAATTTCAGCATTATCATTTAAAGGGATGGTTCCTGTTGGCCAATCAACACAGTTATAAGCACTTGAAGTTCCAGGGTCGGGGAATCTATCGAAATAAGTTGTTCCGATTACGATGGTTGTTCCGGTAGTCGCTGGAGAGGGTGCGGTTACAACTGTTCCGTAAGCAAAGTTAGAGTGTGTATCATACATATTAAGCTCCTAGTTTTTTTAATTGCCAATATCTTTTTGTCTCAAGTCTTGTCTTTTCTTTGTGGCATTCTATGCACAAAGTTTGGCCATTGTTTATATCGAACCTCAATTCTGGATAATCAGTAAATCTTTTAATATGATCTGCATGAAGGTAGCCACCAACTTGTCCACAAATACAACAAATATAATTGTCTCTTTCAAAGACTGACTTTCTCCATTCTTCATACTCTCTTGACTCTCGGATTTGTTTGTTGATCGGAGTTATTCCACCTTTCCATCTAGGGTGTTTTTCTTTTGCCTGACAACCGATGTGAGATCTTGAAAGATTTTCTAACCACTCACCAGTTATTTTTTTACCGAAAGTTGGGTGGTTTTCTCTTCTATTTCCCACTCCGTGGCATTTATTACTACAAAATTTAGCATCTGGACTGTTAGAGTGTCTTCTAAATTCAATTCCACAGGATTGGCATTTTTTCAACAAAGGAGTTTTGACTAGTCCTTTTATCTGGCATTCATGAGAACAATACTTTCTTCTACCCCACTCTGGATTCCCACAGGTTGGTTTTTTGAAGTATGTTTTTCCACAAATAATACATTGTTTATTCATCCTATAATCTAACTACCCAAAAATGCTATATCCCAGGTGACAACCAAGACATCATTCGCCCCCTTATTTACTGTTGGACTAATAGTTCCATGAGCTACAAAGAAATTAGTTCCAGAAGGGGTTCCATTCCCGTCAGCACTAGGGTTCATGTTGGTATATCCAACTCTTGTTATTCCGTTGGCGGTTGCATATCCAGCCCCGAAAGTTCCCACTAGCTGAAGGTTGGCAGGCGTACCAGAATTGGTAATTGGATTAACAGTTCCTTGCTCTGCTGCTGCCGATCCGTTACCAGAGAAAGGACTTCCCACCCAAGTATTACCCTTAGCGACATTGGTCGAACTTGTACCCAAAACCATTAAATGTAAAGTAGCCGCACCTTGATCAGACAACTGATCAACAAAATACTGATCTCCCTGCGTGGTAACAATATTACAGGCAGAACCTAGTTGTTTTAAGTTTCCACTTCCATCAAACAACTTATAAGTGACGTAACCTTTTAGTCCGATTTTGTTTTCCATATTTATCCTTGTTTGGCTCCGTAATAAAGATTGAACGTGATTATCCTGGCAGCAGACTGAGTTCCGCTGGCGGTAGCGGTTAAGGTTAAAGTTCCATCAAAATACGAAGGGGTTCCAAATGGGGGAACAACTGCTTTAGCACTTTCATTAATTGCGGTGGAAGAGAAGATCGTGCCTCCTAAATTATCTACTCCTAAAACTGTAGCCGTTCCTGTTCCTTCAAGGGCTGGAACGCTGACCACTATTGGGCTTAATATACCGTTAAGGTAAATGCTGGTAGTTCCTGCTGTTACCGTATCGGATGTTGGGATTGTTATTGTTCCCGGTCTTACTGTGGGGATCATGTGTTATTTAATATTTTTATAATTATTTCTATTGAACTTTACCATTGAGTTGTTTTTCCACTGTCTCAGACTTTCTATTCTGTGACAATTGGGACATAATAATTCTAAGTTTTCTCTATCGTTGTTATCGTGATCTCCATCTATGTGATTAACATCAAAGAATCTAAAGTCATTATTTATCATTTCGCATTTATTACAGGTTTTTAGAAATTTAATAAAATGTTTTCTATAAACCCATTGCTTGTGTATCTTTCCACCACCTTGCATTCTCCGGCTAAATATACATTTATACACCATCCCATTTTTAACTATTTCTATATCATTTCCACAGAAATCACAATCAGCCATATTGTTTGCTTCGTCAATGTTTTTTAGTTTGTGAATCCATTTACCCATATTTTTTATACAAAAAAGGCGGTTTCGCCGCCTTCTATCGCAAACTTTGTCAGCCCATTACGTCTGATAAAGTATCATAAACTATTTTTTGCTTTCTGTCAAAACATTCAATGATGCAAATTCTCCCTTAATTTTTATCGCCCTTTCCTAAAATTTCAAGTTGCAGACGTTCGAGCATTGGTTTCCACTTTTCCTCGTAAATAGTATCAATATTAAAATTTTTCTTAATATGATTTCTACAATCGGTTTTTACTTTTTTGGGATTTTCTTTAATTATTTTATATACTTTCTCCATTTGTTCATATAACGAATTGACATCAGCAGGATAAACCCACGATAAGTCATTAGTATATCTTGGCTTGTCTGTCTTGCACTTGAAACCAGTTTTACCCTCGATAATTAATTCTGGCATCGAGTGACAATCGTTTACAATTACTGGTATCCCGGCACTTTGGGCTTCTACCACGGTTAATCCGAACCCTTCAGTTTGGGACGGGTGTAATAAGCAGTCAAACATATTCATCTCATCGTTTATAGTGTGTGAGTCCGACATAAATACCGCTTGATATGGATTCATCATTAAAAGTTTGTCTCCAATTCCTAAGCTCTGAGCAAATTGTTGAACAGGAAACGATTGAGGACCCATCTGCTGAGTGTGTATAAAAAGAAGTGCCTCTGGATGTTTGTCGGAAAACAGTTTAAAGGCTTCCAAGGCCTCCTGAAATCCCTTACGAGGAGGATTCTCTTTATTAGCAGCCACCATCCCAAACACAAACTTGTCTTCGGGGATATTAAACTTTTTTCTTGTTTCTAACCTATTTAATGGCTTGAAAATTGTAGTATCCGTGCCCTCTAATATTAAAGTCGATGTGAAACCTGCTCTTTGTAGAGCTTTCTGACCAAATGAGGAAAAGGTAATTATTCTATATGCGTATTGTAATTTCTCCAAGACCCCCTGAGGGACAGGATCTTTGTCGATCGGAACATAAGGAACCCATGTCTTGAGCTGTCTTAATCTTTCCGTATTTAATGTCCACACGTCCTGAAAAGTAAATACAACGTTAGATTGAGAATGTTGCCCATGAGCAACGATGGCATCAGATCCCCAGGGATCATCCATCGTTGGGTAACACTTAAGTTTTAAGTCTTTGAACCTGTCATCAATTAGGTCTTGGCCATAAAGATTGACTGGAAAACCGTTTATGCCCCAGAACGAATTACAGGCAACGGGCCACTTATCTTCTAAAAATCTAAACAAAAGGTCTCTTGTTTCTACCCCATAACCAGAGTTTGTGTGCGGACCATTTGAAGACCACAGTATCCTCATCCGTCTATCTTTTAATGTTTCAGTGCACTTCTTCCCCATGTTGGTGTTTTAATATGGCAAGGAACACAGAGTGTTCTGCCGTTTGATAATTCAAAGCGCAATTCTGGATGTGTAGACCACGGTTCTATGTGATCTGCTTGTATTTTTTTGCCAACTTGACCACATATCTGACAAGTATAGGCATCTCTTTCAAAAACGGAGGTTCTCCAGTCAATATACTTCTTGAGTTTTTTTATGTCCTTTCTTTCATCTTTAAACTTACCGCCTTTCCAGTTTGGATGATCCTTACCATACGCCAAAAATTTTACTCTTGGTTCAATGCCTCTTTCTTTACAAGTCTTGCTTATTTTTTCGTTTGTTTCTTTGGGTCTTTTTTTTCCAAGCCAGAACCTTGATTTGTTTGTTCTATTTTGACATAGTCGTGAACAAAACTTAGCTGTATTTTTTCTAGTATTGCCTACCAGAAAATGTTGGGAACAATGTAGGCAGACAATCTCAATCATTTGATTAGTTCGCCTATTTTATTAACAACTTCTTCTGTAAATCTTGTTCTTATATTAGGTTTTGTTTGCCCCCCACCTAGATGTATTACGCATAATTTCCTATCTCCGATCATCAAGTCGTTCCCTTTTAACTCCGTTGTGTGCCATAGGGGTTTTGCTGATTCCCCATAGATGTTTATTCCCTCGTCTAAGTTTCGGATCTTGTAATTCATATAGTCCGAGGCGAGAATGTTAAGTAAATCTTGTTCCCTCATCTGATATCGGTCAAAGTGTTCCGATTGGCACAACCTAAACCAATGTAGAACAAATTCTTTGCTTTTTAAGACCACAAGACCGCAATTAAAATAAGGATGTATGTCCCAGCAAGCAATGGGGTAGGTGGGATCATTAAGGACACATGAAGCATCATAGTCACCATCCCATATATCCGAAAGACTACCCGTGATAATTTGATCCGCATCGAGCTTGCATACTTGGTCATAACCTTCATTAAATAATTTCATTGCTAATATTGGAGTCGCACGATAATAAAACTTCGGATCCCCTAGACTTTCAACAAACTTCTGGTCGAATAATCTCAGCTCAATGTCGGGATGAAACTTATTAAGAGAGTTTTTAAGTTTCTCATAATGAACAAGATTGTTATTGTCAGCAATGGTAAAAAAGATACGTTTATTCATCTTTTACGTCATCAGTTATTAAACATGAAGTAGTAAGTAACATACAACCAGCACTTACAGCATTTTGCAGGGCGGTCTTGGTAACTTTAACTGGATCTAATATTCCTGACTTGATTAGGTCTTTAATTTCCCCATCCATAACATCTATACCCATTGGATACTTAACCGACTGCATTTTACCCCAAATTTCAGCGTAGTCATATCCTGCGTTCTCTGTAAGCCTTTTAAATGGCGATTTAAGTGCCTCACGGAGTATGTTGGCTCCCTTAGTATCAAAGTCTTTCCAGAAGCCGTTTTGGGATACTTGCAGCAAGGCTATTTCCCCACCAGCAATCACGCCATCTTCAATAGCGGCCTTTGTGGCGTTAATGGCATCAATAACCCTTTCTTTTCTTTCTTTTACCTCGGTTTCGGTATTTCCGCCCACCCTTATAACAGCTACTCCACCAGATAGTTTAGCTAGGCGTTGTTTTTTGATCTCTTTGTCGTAATCTATACTGGAATTTTTAATTTGTTCTCTTAATTCGGTCAGTCTTCCATTAACATTATCGTTTTTCTCCCCTACAAACACGGTTTTGTCCTTAAAAGAAATGATTTTACTAATTGTTCCCAACTCTGAAATATCTACAGACTCTAATTCCCTCCCAGTATCACTTAATATGGCCTTACCACCGGTCAAAATCGCTAAATCTTCTAACTCGTCTTTTCTGCGATCTCCAAATGATGGTGCCTGAATAGCTAGAATGGGTAAATTAGAACGAATTTTATTTATAACAAGGACTGCCAGAGCTTCTTCTACCACCTCTCCAGCAATAATAACAAGCCCTCTAGATTGTTCCGTCTTAAAGAACTTATCTAGAAATGGCAGTATCTCATGTGCATTGTTTAGTTTCTTATCAGTAATCAAAATATATGGATTATCTAGTTCACACTCTTGTTTTTCCTGGTTCGTAATAAAGTAGTTTGAAAGGAAACCCCTATCTATCTCCATTCCTTGTTTGTAGTCAATTTTAGTATCAAACGAACTTCCTTCTTCAACCGTAATTACCCCATCCTTGCCAGTCTTTTTAATAGCCTCAGATACTAACTTGCCTATATTCTCGTCCGCAGAAGAAATTGTGGCTATTTGTTCTATTTCTTCGTCTTTAGATATCTTTTTAGTTAATTGATTCAGACTTTCTAAACACTTTGGTAAAACAACTTCCATTTCATTTTTTAAAGTCATTGGATTAAGGCCTGCTTCAACAGCCTTTATCCCTTCATTAATTATATTTTGACCAAGGATTGTAGCGGTGGTAGTTCCGTCTCCTGCATTGTCGTTGGTCTTAATGGCAGCCTCTTTTAATATCTCGGCTCCCATGTCAGCAAAGTAATCTTTTAAATTAATTGACTTAGCCACACTTACACCATCGTGCCAGACAATTGGTGGTCCATATGGTTGATTGACGGCAACGTTTCTTCCTTTGGGTCCGAGAGTACTTGAGACAGCGTTTCCTAAGACATTTACCCCCTTTAATAATTTTCGTCTGGCTTTAGTTCCAAACAAGACTTTTTTTGCTATTTTCATTCGATTGTTGCTAGTAATTCATTAAATGCGACAATTAGATATTCCTCCCCCTCATGGTTCAATTCCTGATTGGTCCACTTTTTGTAAACAACAGTTTGACCAGCCTTAACAGGACATCCTTCGGTAGCTGTCTGGCCACCACAAGCAATCACAATTCCTTTCATGGGTTTATCTTTGGCACTTTCTGGTAAATATAGTCCTCCAGCACTCTTTCCGTTATCTTCTATTGGTTCTACCAAGATATATCCTGGAAGTGGTTTAATCATATTTTTATAGCTACAAATAAATGTGATGATAGATCTACCTTAAAACCATTTCTTTCAAACACTTCTTTTATCAAATCTCCATATCCATGATCTTCACCAACGGACAAGGTTACTTTTTGTAGTGCTTCGTCAATATCTGCTGCTAATAATATGTCTTTTTCTGAACTTTCAACATCCATTTTTAGAACGTCTACTTTCTCTATGTTATTTTCTTTCAAAAATGTATTAAGTGTCTTAAGTTGTATTTCGACCGTCTTATCATCGTTTATATTGGTAACAGAGCTTCCTCCAAATCCAGAAGCGTGCAATAAACCACTTCTGTTCTTTGACGAAATGGCGACAGGGAAAATCCTGATTGTATCATCTAATCCATATTGGCTTATCATAGTTTTCATTACCTGAAATGGTCTGGGGTCTGGCTCAACGGCATAAATTTTAGAAGCGAAAGGTAAACAATAAAAACCAAATTCACCCTCATAGGCACCAAGATCAACGATTGTTAATTTTGGTTTGGCCTCTTTGTAAACCTCATCAACAAATATTTCATTTATAAACCGACCATATCCTGTTGAGTCTACTCTCTTTCTGTTGAGTTCTTCGTATAAATCTAAGATCATTTTTTAATAGCTACCAGTATAGAGGCATCATTCTCTATTTTTTTAACTTCAAATTCGTTATTAGTTAAAGCATCAATGATTTGGTTAGGGTGCCTTCCGTTCCACGAGTGTGTTTCGGTGACGATCACATCAATCATTTTAGCTACTTTGCTAAACCCTTCAGAAGAAAATATCTCAACCTCCGCTCCTTCCGTATCCAGTTTCAACAAATCTACGTGAGTAATTCCATTCTCCTCAAACAACCTATCCATCGTTACCGCTTCTACTTTTTCGGTGTCTGGAGAATCGGAAACGACGGCGTTGAGAGAAAACATGGTCTTGTTTTTATTGTGGAAGAAATCAAAAAATCCATCTTTACAATAAACAGCTTTCTGAATGGTTTTGATCTTGTCGGTTAATTTATTGAAATCCACCATTGTGTTAAGAATGGTGAAATGTTGAAGTGATGGTTCAACCGACAACACCTTTCCAAAGTGACTAAAATAGTATGACGTAACGCCAATATTGGCTCCTATATCAACAATTTGAAGGTCTTTTTTATTAGATAAATATGGGTCGTAAATTCTATCTTTGTAAACCTCTGCAAACTGATGTCCTAAATAATTATCAAAAATTGGGGGATTAAAAAAAACTGCGTGTGGTCTGTTAATTATACCGAAATCATTCTGTAAACCATTTTGTTTTACTTCTGCCATGTCCTAATTATACCAGAAAAAAGAAAGAGCCTCTTCCGAGGCTCAATCTTTCCCCTATCAGTCGAGCTGATTATACAGCCTGTGACAGATTCCTCACAGTCCCATTGGGATAGAGTTCACCAGCATATCTGGGTTTAACCCAGGCTGTAATTGCAGAAGTACCGTTGAGTGTAGCCGCTGGGCGGATAGCACTACGAGGTACATTAACGAAAGCCGCAATAGTACCACCACCATAAGTAATTGCACCAGTTCCAGCCTGCATACCCAAATGAACGACATCGGTTGTTCCGTTAAGTTTAATAGGAAGCCCTATTAAACAACCAGTACCTGGAACAAATCCTACTACGGGAGTTCCAACACCTGCCGAAGTTCCATAGTACATAGTACCTGAAGTAATCTGAGCGAAGATCATTGATCCCACAACGGTTCCACCATTATCAGCTGATCCAAAACCAAGAGATTCAGTAACTGTAATTCCGAACTGATCCACACCATTAACAATAACAGTTCCAGCCTGGCCTGTAGCTGAACCAGGAAAAGAGAAGTTAAGATTGCGGGGGGTGTCTGGAAGCCTATTTCGGATACCAAGAGCAACAGTATCAGCTGTTCCCGATGTTCCGCCGTGAGCTAAGAAACCGGCATCAATCTGGGGTCTGAATTGAAATACCTCATAACGATCTATCTCGTCTGGAGATACAAGTTGACCACTGATTTTAATTGAGGGCAAATCGAATGCTTTTAAAGACATAGTATTTATACATAAATCTAGTTAATGATTTATGTCGTTAGTTCCACCTCCTTTCAACGATTTCATATACCTGATAACCATAACTCTTTGTATTGTGGAAATGCCTATTTTTTTGCATAGTTGTTTGAAGTTATAGACTTTATAGATTCTACGCCTTCCCCTGTTTCGTCTCGGCATAAAATCTATTTATTCGTTTTGTTAATTTTTCGCCAAGCATAGCACTTTTTTTAAGATTATCCATTAATTGATGGCCTTTGAAATAAGCTATCTGCTTTGGGCCAAAGAATTTATTTACATCTGAAGTAGTGTTTCCAGTTTTAAGGGCTTCTACATAAGTTGCAACAGCCTCTGATCGCTCCTTTATAGCATCATTAAACGCACGTTGTTTTTTACGCCATAATTGCTCCGACCTTTTAATTGTAAAGTCGATTACTTCTTGGTTTCTTTTAGGATCAAAGTCTGGATCTGGATTGACATTGACAAACTTGTAATCCTTTGGACTAATTATCGTATCTTTCATAAAAGGTAAAGAATCCTTAAATTCCTTACCTTTGTCGGTTTGATCAGGTGTTTCTAAGATTTATGTGTTCCTCTTAAATTGCCTGTCTAGATGTCAAACCGACCAAAAACATCGTTAATCAGTCTTGCGAGTTGATTGACCATTAGCCGCTGGGGAAACACAGAGCATATTTGCAAACCAAACCATAGTAGCTTGGTATGTAATAGTGTTCTGGAGTCTCAGCAAAGGCTCACCATCTCCACCACTAATCCAGTTCATGGGTTCTACTTGAAGTAGAGTCCACGTATCAAGGTTAATGACGAAAACAGCACCATCTGGAACGTCATAGTCTAGGAAAACTCCAACTCTACCAGCACCAGCAGCAAACTCAAGACCTGTATATCCACCGAGCAAGTCGGTAGCATTCACAGTTCTTCTCATAGCGGTCAAAATATCTCCGTATTTCTTATACAGACTCTTGTTAACCAAGATGATATATCTGTCTCCGGCTTGTGCATACTCTCTTGCAGAGAGATATGTGTCTTCCATTGAAGATAGAGTCAATGCTTCTGAAGCTGACCCGAATTGAGGGGTCCAGCCCTGGACGTTTCGTGCTAACCCTGCATAGGTAGAAGTACCCGTAGATGACGAAAGAGCGGCCTTAAGACCTCCAAATTCGGAAGTCCCAGCACCTTCATTCGAGCCATCTTGAATGTAGAGAGAGTCGTTAGCTGCTAGAGAGAGAGTACCTGTGAATTGAACTGAAGTTCCAGTAACTGCCGAAACAGTACCATCAACAGCTCCACCCGTACCAACTCCTAATCGTTGTCCAGCTGCTAGATACTTAACTGGGGAAATATCCCCATTTATCGTACCATAGACATCCTGAACACGGCCATCATCAACAGTAGAAGCTACAAGCTCAACAGCAGCCTCGGTTCCTGAAACAGAACCTCCAGTTGCTCTAACTTGAGCTATAACGCCGATACCATCTCCATACATCATACGGTTTACGTGCCTACCAAAGTCGCTGGCCAAAGTTTTTGCCTGATTTTCGAGGGCCGATTCAACCGCACCCTTCGATGTCTTGGTCGCATCCATCGCTAATTTAGAGATGTCAAACGCACCAGTGACAGTTTTGACAGAAACTGTACCACGGCTATATGAAGCACCACTCGAAGAAACTACATTATTACCATCATCAGCGAGATTAGCAACTCCACCATGACGAGATGTACGAACAGGAACAACAAATTCATCGTTGATGAAATTGTCGCTTGAACGTTGCATCTGATCAACTAGGATTTTCTCCTTAGGAAAGTTGTCTCGGATGTAAGGTAAAATGATTTCTTTGAGGGCCGCAGAATAGTCGCTTAAAATCATTGCCATATTGTTTTTTATCCTTTCTTCGCCTGGTTAATTATTAAATCTCTCTCTCAGCAGCGATCTAAGATTTGAGGACGTAGCAATCACTTCTTCTGGTTCTTTACCCCCAGCTGTGGACGAAGTAGTAGTGTGGAAACCTGATGGTTTAAGCTTTTCTAGTTGTTGTTCTTTCCAAGCATCTAATTCTTCTTCTTTCATGATTTTGTAAGCCTTTTCTGGACTTTTAATTCCGGAATCAAGCATAAATTGGAGTAATTCTTCATCTGTAACCTCTGGTTTACCATCTTTCTTTATTTCAGCAACTAAGTTGCGGGTTTCGTTTAGAATCTCTTCACCTTGTTTACGTTGCTGGTAGTAAGTTTCCAGATCTTCATCTAAAACTAAGCCAAGTTTTTTAGCCTCTTCACGAGCTTGTTTGCGGGTTTGTTCCCAATCAACTTCTTCCTGTGGTTTGTTTCTTTCAGCTTCTAATCTGGCTTGTTCTTCCTTTTCTTCCCTAAGAGCTTTTAGTTCTTGGGTCGTTTTAGTATATTCAGGCATTAACCTGTCAATCTTAGTATTCCACTTCGATTCCAGCTCCTCAGCACTCTTACCAAGACCAATTAGATGATCTAATTCAGCTTGATCGTACTCGGCTTCTCCGACCTTGATTTTTGTTACTTCTTCTTGAATTTGTGTTTCCACTTTTGTTTCTTCTTTATCTGGCATTTATATTCACCTTCCTTCCTGTATTTAATTATTAAACCAGTGAACTCGGTTATTAAAAAACCCGCCCCTTAGGCGAGTCTTCTGATACTCTGTGGCACACTCTTTTGTTGTGCTATCGTATCTTACTTTAATTTTAAGGCCCTGTCAATTTATTTCTTCTTAGACCGTTTAACCATACTAAGAGCAATGGCCACCGCCTGTTTTTGGGGTTTACCTTCATGCATGATCTTTTTAATCTTTTCGCTTACCATTTTATCCATCATTACTGACCTCCTTTGGTTTGTTGTCCTTTATCCTTGATAATAGTTTTAGCTGCTTCTTCTGCTTTTTGTTGCATAATAGCCTCAGGACTTAACTCGATTCCCGCTTGTGCTGCCATTTGAACTTGACCCTCTGGTGGCATATCCTTAAAAGAGATTGATTCACTTGGACTCTTTATAGGCTGATTCATTTTGTCCATCATTCCTGTATCTTTAATAGCCTCTGCCATTCCCAGTTTATTCTCATCTATTCTTTGCTGTTGGTTTGGTAGAATTTCAGACCCAGATAGATCCTTCATTACTTCGGCCATAGCTAATTTCATAGCATCTATTTGTTTGGGTGAAAGTCCTCCAATTACTTCCGAACTATCCATAGCATCCATAAATTCTCTGAGAGATCCGAATTGGTAAGTCTCCATTAGTTTCTCGATAAATATCTTAACGGCTTCTTGTGGTAGGTATCCGGCCTCAGCCAGTTTAATCATGTAATCACCCAGTTCCCTTGCACTAGCCTTCTGACCTTCCTTAGTGAACCCTAGACCAGACTCAACCTGAATGTCTACACCACAATTACCATAAATTGGAATTGCATTTGGTTCTTCTAATCCTAACTCTTTGTACTTACTTAGGGCTGTAGCACCAATAATATCAAAGTATTTAGGCTCACCTTTTTCTAATAACTGAACCTCCTGAGGTTTAATAAAATATTCGTCGGCTAACTCTAACATTCTCTTGGTAATTCTCCTAACTGTCTGTCTCAGTCTTTCTGCTGAGACTACAAGTCCAGAGTATTCAGTTTCTTTTAATGATTCGATAGCTTGGTATCCCTTAACCCCTGATGGAAGTTTCCCTAATGTTGAAAGCGAAACACCCTGTTCGTCAATTAGAGAACCTAGATATGAAATAAAGTTAAAAATGAAAGCTGGTAGGGGGGCTATCTGAGCCTGAGTAGGTGGTGTTTGAGCGTATTCAAGAACTTGACCACCTGCTTGGTTAGTAAACTCAATCTGCTCACCCTGTCTCTTTATCCAAGCACCTGCAACCATTGTATTTGTGTACCTCTCAACTCTACTTACAACCATATCTAAACTCTTGTTTTGAGGAATAAACCTCTCAATCATTGAGGTCTTGTAAATTGGTCCTGGTTCCATTCTAAAATCTACGAATGGATATTCCTTTAAAGTAATGTATTTATCTTTAAGGGTAACATTGGCGGCAGTGAAAACTTGTCTCAATACATAATCTCCTTCTTTTTTACCAGCAAGAACTTTGTCGGCATCATCTTGTAGTTTAATTCTTTCAATATTGTCTGCTTTTAATCTTTCCTTAATAAAAGCTTCTTTTTGAACCAAAGTAACACTTGCCTCAGTCCCCATTCTCATACCATATCTAGCTCTTTCATAAGCATCCTTAATGTCTGAGGCCGCTTGGCGGTTATCGGCTGTTAGTTTAGATCTTAATTCCTCAGGGAACATCGGATCTGACTTAATATCGTTTAATAATCTAGTTTGGGTGTCAATAATGAATGGAGAGTCATATATCTCGTTCATGTATCCCAACGTATAGATATCGAACGCATCTCTAACAGACGTATTAATTGCCTGTTTGTCTGGGTCAGGCCAAATCTTAAGGAATGAAACCGAGTGTTTACAAGAGAGAATTATCATCAAGGTTATCTTGTCGATTATTTCCTGACGCTTCCATTCATCTTGTACCCAGTCTCCAGTTTTTTGGGCAATAAGTTTGGCAACCTGTTGGGCTTGCTGGTATTCTTCGGGGGTAGAATAATTTTGTTTTATAACACGCTTAGGATAGATAACAGGAGAGAATTGATTACTCATTAAGAGGTTTGTAACTCCCCTAATTTGTTTAGAGGCCTTAGGAATAGCCCTCATCGGATAATAAAGATTAGCTCTTTCACTTAGGTCTACGATTTTATTTGTTTGTCTGCTTAAGTACCTAAAATGATATCCATCATCAAAGAAGTTGTTGTCGTACCAACGTCTTTCAAAGCCCCTACGAGTGCTCTTAGCGGCTGTTACCATTTCCTCTACAGCCTGACCCATTTCAGGACTTATTACTCTATTAGTTCCAGCATCATTCGCCATAAGTATTCTTTACTGCTTTTAGTAATTCATCATCGTCTAAAGTGTCAGTGGAAACCATATCGGGTAGTTCTTGTTTGTTGTCTACTTTAATTTTGGTATTTTCAGCAATTCGCAGATCTCTTAGCTCAGTTGCACTCTTGGCGATGATCGCATCTACCAGTTGTTTCTTCTCTTTGTTTGTTTCGTGAGAATACCAGGCATGATACACAAATGAAACTAAGATAATAATGGTAAGTAGTATTTCGGTCATTGTATTATGTGTCTAGCTTTTAAATAATCGACCATTGAATTTGGTAATTGATAATCTCCTCCCCAGTAGAAAACCATTTGTGGATTCTCAAAGAATTTATATTTTTTATGAATAATTTTAACTTCAACAGGAACTCCATCAACCTCATAAGAAAATCCTTTGTCTTCTTTTTTAATATCTAGGTCTCTGTAAGTCTTAAGTGTGCTTATAACCATATCGGTAAGACACAATGCCTTTATCCCCACTTCGACTTTGTCTCCTCTTAAGTTATATTTATCATGTAGGTCTATAGCACTTCCGCCCAGCACAAGAAACGGGCACATGGCTCGTTCCATAACATCCTCAAAGTCAAATAATGCCTTATTTAATTGATCGACACTAAATTCCTTCGTAATAGCCATCTGGCTCTGTAAGTTTTCTTTTTGCTCTTGCATATTCTGATTGAATAATACTTGGTTCTTTTGTTGTAATTTTATAAATTGGTTGCAACGATGAGACCGCAAGAGCATGACTCATTACGATATCATCGTTATAACCATTAGGGGCTGAATATTTAAGCTTGCCTCCAGGCAATATCTCATAAGCAAAATTATCAAACTCAAATGCTGTTTCTTCTATTGGTAGCAATTCGATCTTCTTCTGTTCTATCCATATACTTAACTTCTCTATAATGTCCTTTTTAGATTCTTGAGTGAACTTAAATGGTTCGACAGCTACTCCTGCACGAAGTAAATCGTCAGCTATAGGATCTCCCACTCCTGTTGCATCTATCTTAACTAAAGCGTTGTTATAATGTTCAGCTATACTTCTTATTTTTGCTTTCTGATATGGCCATTCGATTGTGTTAAATCTAGATTGATAGACTTGTTTGTTTGTAGACCGGTCATAGACTGCCATAACGGTATAATCTTTAATCTTAGCCAAATCACATCCTATGACGTAATTATGTCCTTCTTGTGGTTCTTCTGGCTCTGCTGTCATTATTTCTCTTACCCCTCTAAATACACTAGCTTCACCCTCTAAAAACTCACATTCTAGTTCTTGATTGAATAAAGCCTGGCTCATTGACTTCCTTAACGCCTCTAATTCGTCATCTGGGATTACTTTCGATGTACTTGCCTTTAGTAAATGTGAATTCCAGTCTGGATCACCACTTAATGCTCTCTGGTGTAGATTCCATAGATTCTGTTTACCTTTAGGAGTTCCTAGAAACCACGCCCACCCTCCGTTAGCTCTAATTATCGGTTCAGTGATTCCCCACACCATGTCTTTCATATCGTCAAACTCGTCAAATCCTATACCATAAGGGCCTGAACCTCTTAAACTATCAGGATCATCCGCCCCCTTTAAGATAAGGACTGAGCCGCTTTTAAGATACAAAGTCATTTCAACCTCATTCTGTCTTTCGATCATCTGAGGCGTAAAGACTCTAAACAACATATTCGGGTCTTTCCAAATAGCGTCTTTGGCTTGTGTCTTAGTTGGAAATACTATCCAATATACTTTGTTTTTAATGTACGGGTTATGGCACTCTATTGCCATCTTCTCCAGTAATGTCGATGTCTTGCGAGCTCTGCGGTGCCACACCAGAACCTTGAATCGGCTCTGATCCCTGAGAACTTGTATCTGATGGGGATACATTCCCTCTAGCCTTGGTAAAGTAATCTCTGATAATGTTGATTGTGAATTGTTGTCCATCTTGTCCCGTTATTTCCGTTGATTTTAAATCAGGCACTAATTTAGCTAATATTGTTTTAGCTGCTCCGACCCTAACTGATGGATTACCATTCGAACACGCTTTAACAAGAGTTTCAATAGCCAACTCGGCGTGTGGCGAGAACATAGCATAAAGTTGAGAACGGGATCTAATACGCCCCTCTTTTGGTTCTCCCTTTGTTTTTTCTTCGTCATTCATTATATTAAAAAAGACACATAAAGTGCCTTCTATTTACACAATGGCCGTTATTTTTACGACTGGGTTATCTTATCTTAAATCCTTGTCTTTGTCAAAAGTTACCTCAATCTCCATTTCTTCTGCCAATTCAGCTAATTCCTTTATGTCACTTGGATTAACTGTTTCCAAAGTAATTCTGGCGGATTTATCTCCGCTTACTAGACTCTTGATGTTTATGTCTTTTATAAGTAATATCATTCGGGTTTTCTTCATTTATCAATCCCCCACCCCTCTTTTAGCCCTATTCTAGGCACGAAATATAGGGTATCCACATCGGGGGATAGTAGGGGACTACTCACGATTTCCTTTCTTACAATTACAACTTTTACATAATAATTGTATGTTAAAAATACTGTTGGTTCCTCCTTTAGAAATAGGTTTAATGTGGTCTAGAGTATAACAATTTGAAATATCTTTTCCACACATTAAGCAAATACTGTTTTGTTTACCTAGTAAAGACAATATTGCCTCGTTAGTTATTGAACCATCTGAAAGTATTTTTAATTTTGATTGTCTAGCTCGATTATAAACAAGAACATGATAATAATTATCAGCTATCCATTTTTTAATCCTATTTTTATTATATTCTTTGTTTTTTGTTCTCCATTCAACATTATATTCAATTATGTAATTTTTATGCTCGATTCTATATTTCTTTTTATATTTTTTAATATATTCCACATTTTTCTGTTGCCACTTTCTACACCTTTCTCGACATTCCTCAAGATGACTGTTTCGATATTTAAGAGATTTTTTTCTATCTCTTTCTAATTTTTCTTCTATGCTAATCATTCTCCTTAAATATTTCTACCCAAGATATATTAGGTGTATTTATTAGGATTAATCTTCCATCAGCTACTTCAAAATGAACCATACTTCCTTCTTCTATCGTTTCAGTTTTTACTCCCCTAAATGTCTTTTTAACACCATTTATATTTGTAATAATTTGTGTTACAGTCTTTCCTTTTTTCTCTACGCTAGATTTTAAATCAACGGGTGAGATTAATGTAAGTTGCTTTTCTTTCACTGATTGTATTAATTAATAAATCCTTTATTTCTTCTTTAGACTCAGGCCAAACTGAATAGATATTGGGGAATAAATCCATTACTTGTTTATCTTCTTCTGAAAAATGACTAAAGCCATCATGTAGGTAATCAATATCCCTTCCACCTCCTACTAAAATAACTGGAACTGATTCGTGGTTTACGTAGTTCCTAATGGTTTCAAATGGTCTGTAAAGTAAGAAGGGTGTGATTGAATAGACTATTGGAATCTTGCCGTTTAGGGCTAAGCCCACTGCCATTCCTATCATCGCCTGTTCGCTGGCTCCGCAGTTAACAAACCTTTCAGGAAAGTCTCTCTTTAGCTTGTCAGCCATACCGAAACCGAGATCGCCTGTTAAAAAGTAAATATCAGGGTTAAGTCTCATCTGCTCATGTAAATAGAAAGCAAAATATCCCCTCATTGTTTCGTATCGTTCAGATTCAGATAGTTTTGTAATCATCTTCGGTCATCACTTTATAATGTGGCTCCAGCCCTTTAGCGAAAGGTAAGTCAGTGTTCACTCGGACTATATTCACTGGATAAAATCCATCTAGCCTTCTCTTTAATAAATCTATATTAATCTTGTCGTAGGCTGTGTATCCATTAGCAATTAAAAATACTTGTAAGTTAAAAAGTTTAAGATCAGAGGCAATTCTTAACGCTTCCCAAAACGAACCCTCGTTAGATTCCCCATCACTTGTAGTACAGTAAACAGTTTTTGTGCGGTCTGCTAAGGCTAAACCTACAGCAATTGGCAATCCTTGACCCAGACTGCCAGTGGAAACGTCGCACCCGGCTTCTCGATCACAATGAACACCGAATTTAATATAATTCTCAGCGTTTATTCCTTCATATTTTTCTCTGACCACTAAATGAGCTAGGTGGGCGTGTCCATTACTTATAACTACTTTATCCTCCTTGTTCTTATTAGAATATATTTTATCCAGGATATCTACGAGTCCTAAACATGACCCAATGTGAGACAGTTTGTTCTTAAAACTAAGCTCTAATATTCTTTTCGTTAGTGTATTCATCCACCATTTCTTCGATTGATAATTCTAAACTCTTTGTTGCTGTTATGTCTGGTTTTACAATCCATTTGTCTGTGTCATATTTTCTCATACTTTTAACTCGTTTAATATTGGCTTTCTTTCCGGTGACTTTTTCGACCATCTCTTTTACTTCTTCATTAGAATACTGAATCCCTGAACTGATATTTACTGTTTGGTTAAAGATTCCTTCCTTTATTAAAGTAATCAATCCATTACAAAAATCGTCTATGTCTATAAAATCGTGTTTAGGTTCTCCTACAAACGGCATTTCCTCACCATCTATACACGAACGAATAAGTGTAGGAATTAAATGCTGACTTTGTTCTCCTACACCTGTAACACTTGAAGGACGGACGATTAAATAAGGTTTGTCTTGATTTTCTAACACCCACTCCATAACCTTTTTAGATCGTGAATAGTCCGTCTGAGTAGGAAGCAAGACTGAAGATGTTGAGATATATGTAAACGAATCAAATTTAGAGTTATCTAAGAGTCTAATAGGTTCTAGGACGTTTGCTTTATAAGTTTCATACCTATCTTTCTGGTCGTAATAATTCCCATATCCAGCAGAATAGATAATATGATTAGCTTTAACCTGTCCTACCCATTCCCTAGGAAGATAAAGTGCCTCCGTAAGAGAGCTCAGTCTGTTGGATAGAAAGCCTGAGCCTCGAATAAGGTATTGTTGCTTCATTTTTAACATAAGCTGTCCCGCCACAAGCACCGCAGACAATTGCAAGATTGGGACTTTTAATAATAGTGAATCCTTGATGGAATCTTTGAACCATAAACTCTCCAGCGGTTCCTGTTTCTCCTAAAATAGATTTAATTCCTTTGGTTTCGCAAACTGGACAAATAATAAGATTTTTCTTTTTAGTTTCTAACATATTTACTTTTCATTACCTTCCTAAAACTTCCAAAATTGTGTAGTTTGGCGTGTTGTGATCTACTAAATAATTCTAAATTGCATGGTCTATTGTCAAGTTTGTTTCCGTTTATATGGTGTACGATTTCTCCTTTTGTTAAAAGTCTTCCAATTTTTTCTTCCATTACAAGCCTATGTTCATATATATAACCCTTAATATTGTTTGGATGATCTTTTTTCATTATTAAATAATACCCTTCTTGGATATATCTTCCACCCTTCCATTTCGGATTTTTTTCTCCCGTTGTCTGCAATTGTTTTATTCCTTTGTTCCACGATATTGTTCCTTTTTTAAATGCTGTAGGTGGCTTGAATCCTTTTAAGAATCTTCCTTTTTTGTCTCTTATTGTTGGTTGAATAATATTCATTTGCTAATTTTAACCTACTGGTGTCCCCAATGTCAATAAAATCATAACCATCCTTTTTAAGAACAATCCCGTTAGCAAAATAATTCGTCATTCCGCAATGTTCTTCGTTATTAGTGTTTATGTTAGTGATTAAAGTATCTCCGTTGACGGCTAAAATATCAGTATTCGGGAACCATCCCTTGATTAAGTCTACAGTAACCCTTTCACCCATAGGTACAGGTTCGTATAAATAAAGGAATCTTTGTCCAAAGTATTTCATAACCATTTCAGGATACATACTTAAATTAACTATAATCTTTGTTACGCCATGTTTCTCTAAATTGTTGGCGATCCGTTCAAGGATAGGCTTACCTCCAACATCAACCATGCACTTAGGTATATCCAAACCTAGTCTTGTCCCCCTCCCGGCACATAATATTAATCCTATTTTCATATTATTCTAGTGTCTAGACCATTCCAGTCTATTGAGTAATCAATATGTCTCAAACCTATTTTTTTAATAAAAGTGTTCCGTTTTTCCAATGGAACTACAAACAGTACACAACCACCACCACCCGAACCACACAGTTTCCCCCCATAGGCACCTAGTGATTTGCCCTTATCCAAGATAATATCAATTTCTTTACTAGAAACAGAGTTTGATGACTTCTTTAGCATCCACGACTTATCCATAATTTCTCCGAAACCTCGTATATCTTCTTCTATTATTGCACTAGAAGATAAATCAACTAATGTTTTCAGATTATCTAATATTTTCTTTCTATCTTCAGTTAATTCCTTCATACTTTCCTGAATTAATTTATTTTTCCTTGCAATCCCTGTATGGAAAAGAAGTAATGACTGTAAAACTTTATTTTCTTTGCCAGAATCACTATTAACGACATTAGTATATTTATCAAATTTCCAAAAGAAAAATTTATTGACACCTCCAAACGAACTTGCATGGTGGTCTTGTTTACCACAAAATTGACCCAAATTATTCTCTATTTCCCATGCTTTACTAGCCACATCAAAACAATCCAATTTTCTACCAATGGATTTATAATATGCACCTGTTAAAGCTACAATGGCAGAAGCAGATGAACCTAAACCACTTCCTATAAATGGACCCATTTCTGTTTGATGAATCGACCAACCTTGAACACCTAAAGACTTTTTAATTTTTTTGATAAATTCATTTGAATTATCAGGAATAATTTCACCTAGTGTATCTATCAGGAAATTTTGACGAATATTTATAGATGCATTTAAGACATAACCTCCATACTTTTCAGCATAGGGATTAATATCACTCCCTCCTCCCATTAAACCAATTCTTAGAGGTGCGGATGTATCTATAATCATTTGTAATTTCTCCTCTCAGTAAACTTTTTACAAGCATCTCCCCATCCGTTTTCTCTATCAAATATTGAATGACATTTTCTACAAAGACACATCCAATCAAATATATCTCTTTTATATTCATGGCTTTTATTAGCCCACTGTAAATCTTTATTACTATGACAAAACGAACATTCGTTTTTAGTAAAGTTTCTTCTTAACCAGCTATGTAGACCAGAATAACCAACAGAGTCACCAACCCATCCTGGGTGCTTTTCGTTTTTTTGTCTATAAATAGATTTTTTTAATGTTTCAGGATTTCCTTTTATATTTGGCCTTTTTTTACCAAACCAAAATTTGTGACCCTTTTTAAATTCCGTTGCTAATCCTATTCTTGTCCCCTTTTTAATTAAAGTAACTTTGTCCGAACACACACGAGAACAATATTTTGACTTTGGACGACACAAATAGGTTTTAAAGTCATTTCCACAAACAAGACATTTTTTTATTATCATATATATAATTTTCTAAAATCGTTCCAAGATTGAAAACGGACTGCCCGATCATCGAGATAGACAGTCGTTCCTGGTAATTTCTTGTTTGTAACTAATACTTCTTTAGAATATCCCCAGTCTTTTAACCATAACTTAATAAGTGGAAAATCACTCTCAGGTCTACTTGTTTGGATATAAAAATCTTTTAATAACCTAAGTGTTTCGATAGCTCCTTTTTTAGGCTTATCACTCCAAACATTAGAATTAGTAGGAATTCCTGTTCGGTGTACTAATGTTCCATCAAAATCAATCGCTATTTTCATTTTTTCTTTTTTGATTATCGTATTTAAAATGGCAACTTACACAAAGCTCCATCCAGTCAGACAGATTATCTAAGTAAAGACCACTTATATTTGCCCAGTGAAATCGACCGGTTTCTTTTTTACAAAAACAGCATTTTTTGGGTTTGCCTTTTTTGCTTTCAACCCAAGTATGGAGTTTCCTATACTTTTTATTTTTTATTAATTCCAGTCGTTTTTTATTTCCATTTTTTATCCCCTTGTTCCATGATTTTTGGACACCAACCAATCCTTTATTCCAAGGTCTGTTTCCAATTAAAGATATTTTATTTGCTTCACCGATTTTATTTCTTGTCTCTTGAGATATAATGTGTCCCAACATACCGATTCTCCTTTTTTCTTCAAACTCAGGAGGTTTTGAACCTCTAATAAATTGACCTTTTTCGTTTCTCATCTTAGATTGTTTTCCACCTCTCGACATATCTCGTGGATAATTCTTAAATGTTTTTCCTGAACGTAAGCAGTTGATTGACCACCGGATTTAATTGGAAACATTCTTATTTGGAGAAACATATCTCGTGCTATATTTTCTGCCTTAATACAATTTTTTGATTTTCCTGTAGTTGAAAGGATAAACAATATATCACCGGATTTTCCAATAGCTTCTATTTGTCTTGAAAAAATATCGTCAAATGAATAATCATTGGCGATTGCAGTGATTACAGCCGAATTATCCGTTAATGATATTGCCGGCAAAGCACGTCCCTCTTTTTCAAACTTGGAAACCAATTCACCAACAAAATGAGATGACATTTCAGCCGATCCACCATTTCCACACACTAAAATCTTATTTCCACGTTGGAAGCATTGAATAATATCACCAGCAAAGTTTCGTGATACGGACAGCATTTCATATATTTTAACATAATAATTTGACATAAAGTAGGGGGTGTGGTAAAGTATGGGTGCTGTTAAAAGCCGGTGTCAGACATTGTAAGCCTTCGGGTGTTGTTGTAGTACAATGGCACGACACCAACCGAGGGCTTTTTGGCATTAACATAACGGAATAAAGAAAGGTGCGAACGGCACAGCCACTAAGAAGGCAAACCTATCGTACCCCATTCTGATCAGGGGCTAAACAAACGATTTTCCGTCCCCGATAAAATCAGAAAAGTATAAAGCGGTGTGCATAGAGTTCTAAAGCAGGCTCCCTCCGTTTAAAAAAAATACAAGGGGTGGTACAAGACTAGAAAGAGACAATGTTTAATAGGGGATACCGGGTGGTTTTAGGAGGGGATATAGTTTTATATAATAATATATGGTTGATATAGAACAACAATTAGAAAAACTCAGAGAAGAATATAGAAAAGCAAGAGATATGGGGGATGTGAAGTCTATGAAATTAATAGAGATTAGGGCAAAGTTATTAAAAATATCCGGCCCTCCAAAATTAAAGGAATATTCCATTGAAGAAATCGAAGATATCTTTATTAGTAACAATCAAGGTGGTTGAATCGTTTAACGGTTACACTTCAAGCTCGATACTTGTAAAGTCGTTTAGAAATTAAACCTAAATTGTACTAATAGGCGGAGTTTACCATATCAAAAGGTATCACGTCAAATATTTCCCCATGCAAGGCTATTTATTGTCCACTTGACTTTTAATTAAAAGGGGTATATACTACTACTCAGATCGTTAACAAGGGGGAGCAAGGAATAAGGAAACAATACCGGCCGAGCCTATACGCTCACAAAACCCAGTTTTCCCGAACTTCTACTTCCCCCTTGATTAGATCAATACTAATTACAAACAAAATGGAAGATAAAGGCGTAACAATCTCAATCATAAATAACAATCCTGGACTCGTAATAAAAGCTCAAACAGAAGCCGATTACTTATCATTCAGAGCGTGGGCTGTCCCCCAATTTAAAGCCATTAGAGAGGCTTACAGCAAGTATGTTACACCGACTGCTTCTACACCCAAAGGTGATGTGTGTCCTAAATGCGGAAAAATGCTTCAATACAAAGAAACTAAGACCGGCAAAAAGATGATGAAATGTAGCGGAGCCGGATGGGACCCAATTAATAAAAGAGCAATAGGATGTGATTATGTTAAATGGATTAACGATGACAACGACCGTATTCCTACAGATTACGAAGCCCCATTAGAAGAACCAGATTTTTAATATGAAACAAAAAATTAAAATAACTAAAACAAAGGAATGGATAGAAGTGAATATGGGAGCCTTTATAATCTTTCCTAGAAACCTAGATGAACTTAAAAAACTGTCCAAGAAAATAATTGAATATATAAATAAAAATGAGAATTGCTGACTACGAAGACTATTTATACGGACTTTCTTTAAAAGTACTTAAAGAAGAAGTTAAAGAGTTTGACAAAAGTAATAAACCTCAGGGTCGAATGATTCTAAAGGCAATCTCTCACAAACTACCTATGAATACCTCAAGTAGAGAACCTCTAACTAATGCTTATGATCGTCAAAAAGCCGAGACTAGATTATATCAAGACAGAACAGAAGATTATTATTTAATAAGACCATGAAACTATACGATTATCGAGAATTATTTAGAGAAAAACTAATATGAGAACAAACGAGAAATGGACATCAATGCTAATCTTTCTTGAAAAAGAAGATCATCGAAAACTAAAGGAGATTAGCCTAAAAAAAGCCACCTTTCCTCACCGGGTATTAGTCGAGACTGTCAGACACTATAATACCTACGGACTTCCTAAGTGGCTTGTAAAGGCTTGTTTAAGAGGTCAAGAGATAAGTAAGAGTAAGAGTGGTAGACCAAGAAAGTAATCAAAATGGAAATAAGAAAAGAAATTGAGGAAAAACTGATTAAAGATATCCAATACGAGCTAGATGAAATGGATATTGAGGGTATGGTTAAACGACTCGTCCAAAAGAAAGAGGTCAAAGAGGCAGTTAGCCGACTTGTTCAAGATAAGATTGCTCAGTTGGTGCAAGAAAGAGCCTTTATGAGAATACAGAAGCAAATGCCGATTATTGACGCTTGTGTAAACGAGAAGGTACAAGAGTTTATGTATAAATTAGGAGTTAAATGAAACAATACTTGACAAATCTAAGTAATGGGTATATACTCTATAACAGATCATTAAAACACAATAGATTACTCGGAAGTGCCTAACTCGCTTCCGAACAAGTTTAGCTGAGACGGTATCTGAATCTGCCCTCCAATAGATTTGGACGAAATACCGCCTCGGCTAATCCATTAAATAAATAAAAATGAAAGAAATATACGTTAAGAGGTCATATAGAAAATTAAATAAAGCTTATTGGTATGGAGAGCACCATTCTTGGAAGTACGTAATTATTACCTTGATGGCTTTGTTTACAGTTTGGGCTTTAATCAACTTTTGGAACAATCAGAACCCTTTAGTCTCACCTGTAGTTATCAATCCGGTTAAGCAAGTATATGCAA